GGTGTCACCGTTGACGGTATTCCAGGCCCGAAGACTCGACGAGGTGTTCAAGCAAAGCTTGCCGAACTAGGCCTATACGACATGCGGGTTGATGGTGTTTGGGGTTTGGGAACTTGGTCAGCCATCCAACGTGGTCTGAATCAGGGGTTGCTCTGATGGAGGATCATAACGAAACGGTCGGTGTCAAGGTTTCGATGCGGGATATTTACGCCGAGGTGCAACGGCAGGGAAGACTGCTTGAGAAGATTGCCAATTCGCTCCCAGACTCAGAAACCAAAATCGAAGACCACGAGGTTCGGATTCGAAAACTTGAGATGCGGATGTGGCAAGCCATCGGTGGGTTCGGTTTCTTGGCAGCCATAGTGTCACCCCTGATTGCGGTGATGACCCGATGAGACCTTACCCGAACTGGAAAATCCGTCGCCGTTATGTTGGTGCTTCGTGGGCCATCGGTGCCGTGATGATTTTTTTTGGGGCGCTTGCAGTGTGGGGCGATAGGATGGCTGCCGGTGAACTCATTACCGGGGGCGTTGCTTTGATTACGCTCGTGGTTGGTTCCTACATTGGTGGCGCTGTCGCCGATGATCACTTACAGAAAAGGAGAAACCCTGATGGGGAAGATTAGCGCCTATTTCAGATTTGCCGGAGAACGCGCAGTGAAAACGATTGCCCAGGTTGCCATTGCGACCATCGGTGTCGGTTCCGTGGGCATTCTTGACGTTGATTGGGTTCAGGTCGTGAGTGTCTCCGCGCTCGCTGGGATCATGTCCCTGCTCACTTCCGTACTCACCTATGACCGGCAGCCAAACTGATGGCAGATCTCGACCTAATGGAAGAGCTTGACGGGTTTCAAGTTCCTATCGACCCGATGGATTTGCTTCAGTGCGATTCGTGTCAGTAATTAGGATTTGACCCAGGAAGAAATTGTTGCGCGGGAAACATTCGCCAGACGCGCCAGACGCTTCACAGAAACCCCGTCGGCATAATCAGACCTGACACGATTTTTCAACGCTTCAGTAACCCTCTGGAGGCGTTCTAGACCATACTCTCGTATGTCTGCCAACTGTTCCACAGGCATTGTGTCGTATGTGTCAAAATCCATACTCGTAATGATACCGGTATTGTGCACATATTTGTGGAAACAGAAAAGCCCCGCCGAAGCGGGGCCAGTCTGTTTAGCGCTTAGTGCGCCAGGTAGGCGTCGAGTCCGCCGAAGCGGTTGCCTAGGTCAACTTCCATCACAGCATCCTTGAGCGCTTCAATTTCACGCTCACGGCGAGCGATCAGCTCACGGATTGCGGGGAGCTGAGCCATGGCGTCCTCGCGGGTGTAAGGTACGTAGGTGGCATTGGGGAGAGAGCTGCCGGTGTTCAGAGCGTTGACAGCCCCAAGGAGAGTGAGCTGAAGCTCGGAGTACTTGATGGCTTCAAGTGCTTTGATTTGCTTGTTCATTGTTTCCCTTTCGCTGTTCTTGCTTGTGGTACCAGTATCACACGAGCGAGCAGAAAAATCAAACCAAAACGAAACAATTTTCAAACCAATTTGTTTGAGATCCTTGCTACACTATTGACGGGCCATCACAGAATTGTTGTCGCCGGCCCGGGTTTGTTTTCCCTTTCCCGCCGGCGACAACGCCCCTACTTCTTCAACCAAAGAGAAACTGTTCGGGGAGTTACGCCTAGCAGCTTCGCAATCGCATACGCGCTTTGACCATTCCGCTTGCCCAGGATAGCCGCCTGTCGCATTTGAATCGTGTTTTTGTTCAACTGGGCCACACACACAACCCGTTCATCGCCCAACGTTTTCATGTGTCCTAATAGTTCGTTCATGTCCTCACCTGTTCCCTGCTCGTAAACCATTTGCAAAAGCCATTATGCAACGCCACGAGCATCCGTCATGGTCATGCTCAAAATAAGCTGCCGAACATTCCAGACACATGCCCAGGTCGGCCCTGTGGAACTCCGTGTTGATAAGAGTTCCACAGAAACAAAACTTGCTGTGTGCCATTACTCGTCACCCCTTTCTGCTTCGAGCAACGATTCGACATATTCAATCGCCTCGAGTGGGCGGGTGGCGAATTCGTCCAACGCTTCACCGAGCATTGACATTTCGAGATAGCCCAGCTGGTTCACCACCGTTGTCATGTCGCTGATAAGCAGCTCGCCGTATTGTTCCAGAGAGTACCCGACCAGGTCAAGGAAAAGAGTTGCGGGGGTCGGGTAGACAAAGTTCGTGCTGTAATCCCACAGGGTTGCGATCTTGTCGAACCTTGGGCCAGCGTTGTCAATTAGGTTTCGGAATTTGTCGTTCATGATTTCCCTTTCGTGTTGCTCGTGATTTCGATTGACAGGATGCGGTCGATGCCGACTCGGCGGATGGCATCGAACAGGCTGTCGAGGTCGTCGAACGACCCTCCGCGTGTTACTTCATAGCCCATGAAAGAGTCGAGCTGTACGACCTGGACTTGGATTTTGTCAGTGTTCATTGTTTTCCCTTTCGTTGTTCTTGCTTGTGTTACCAGTATCACACGCTGGCCCGTTCAACACAAACTCATTTGAAAAAAAGTTTGAAAAAGTTTTTTCGTCAATACCGACAAAATGTCAGTCGTGTGTATTAGGTTAGAAAAGTCAGACAAACACTGACCGAAAGGGAAAAAAATGAACTACTACAGTGACAAGGAACTCGAGCAGGTTATCGAGGAAGGTGACAGGCAGCCGCTGCCAGCCAGCTCACACGTTGCACTATCCAGCCACACGGCAGGGAAGCCCCGCAAGCGTAGCTCCGTTATTGAAGCCATCATGATTGGTGCCTTCGTCTTTGCCTATCTTCAACTAGCAAACATTGTGGAACTGCCCGACATTGTTCTCGCAGGCCTCGCCTCGATTCTCGTCGGCGGTTTCGCATTCGTCACAATCAAGGGAGAAAAAAGTGTTCGTCGTCATTAGAGATATTGACCCGCGTCGCCCAGAACTATTTGTTCACCGGGTCGACGGTTCCCGTTGGATCACCGTCGCTGAAGGCAATGGTCTTGCAATCAATAACAAAGCCGAGGCCCGGGCACTCATCGAAACACTAATGGAAATAACAATGACTGTTGATTTCAATGCTGAAGAGGAGTTCGAAGATGCCTAGGGCAAGAAACACCGACCCGAAGACAAGCCATGATGCAGCCGACTCCGTGAAAAACTTGACACAGACGCAGGCGTTCATTCTTCAAGTTCTGAACAGGCCTCGAACCGACCCGCAACTTGTCGAGGCATACAGGAAACTGAAACGGGCACCGCTTGCCAGCGAGTCCGGTATCCGTTCACGCAGAGCAGAACTCGTTGATCAGGGGCTTGTCATCCACAACGGACAATTTGACGTTTCGCCATTCGGCAGACGGATGATGGTTTGGGTTTCAGCATGACCATGACAAGAGCAAAAGCCGGTTGCTACAACTGTGGCTCGGTCAATAATTATTGGCACGAGTGCGATCAAGTGCACGGGCCAGCAATTCAATGTTTTATGTTGATTTGTTCAGGCTGCAACCTCCGCGACTACGATTGTGAGGCGTGGCTTGCTTGACGCGGGCCAGTTCCTTGCCCACAAGGCCATCGACTTTGACGGTTGGGTTGAGGCCAGAAGGGCCGGAGTGGCAGCCACACAAGTTTCGAGAGCGTCAACCCCGTCAGGGTTCCTCGAGTCGGTTCAGGACACCCTGACACCCCCGGAACCATTCGACAACCCTTACATGGCATTTGGGAGAGATCAAGAGGGGCCGATTGGGTTGTGGGTCAAAGACCGTTTTGATGTTTTCCCTAACGAGTGGCTCATCGCCAAAGAATTGACAGTCCAAGAGGGGAAACCGTTAGAGCTTGCAACCCCTGACGGTCTGTCGCTTGACCACACCGTTATCTCTGAGGTAAAGACCACAGGGAAAGATTGGAGCGACACCGTCGTCCCTATCCAGTATCGGAGACAGATTCAATGGCAGCTACACGTCACCGGGGCTGACCATTGTGTCTTGGCGTGGTTACTCCGTGCCGAGGTCGAGGGTCGTATGATCCCTGCCTGGTTCGAACCAAAAGTCATGACAGTGAAAAGAGACCCGGACATGATTCAAGACCTTGTCGCAACCGCCAATCGGTTGTGGGAAGAAACACAAAACCGAAAAAACGAAAGGGAAAGATAATGGCACAATTCAACCTCGAGGATTACGAAACCGTCGAACAGCGGATTCGCAGATTTCTTGACGACTGGCCAGATGCTCGAATCGTCACCTACGAGCTGACTGACAAGAAAGACAGAGAAAAAGGCTACTGGGTGGTGAGGGCACAAGTTTTCCTTGACCACGACGACCAACATGCGAACTGTCCAAAGGCCTCCGGCATGGCATTCGAAATTGAGGGCACAGCTGGGGCAAACAAAACGGCCAGCCTTGAGAACGCGGAAACGAGTGCCATCGGTCGAGCGTTAGCGAACGCAGGCTACTCAGGGAACAAACGGGCCTCGAGGGAAGAAATGGAAAAGGTTGCTCGTGGGCCAGTTCCGACCAAACCCGAACCCGTTGTGTCCGAAGAGTTCCTTGTCCGAATCGACGCAGCCGTGTCAGTCGAGGAACTGAAAGCACTTTGGGATACAGCTGTTGCCGAAGGATTTTCAAACCAAGTGTCGAAGCTAATCCAAAAGAGAAAAAAGGATGTTGAAAAATGAGCATTGACGAAAGAGTGCTAGAACTCGCACACACCGCTTTCGAGATCAGTCGCAAGATTACAGAGCCGGTTGATTTTCATAAGCGTTACAAGGCTGACGACCTCGAAGATCCACACGTTGCCCTTATCGACTGGGTGTATCAAACCGGCTCTGTCTTGTTTCGTGGTGGCAAACTTTGAGCAACTTGACCCCGCATGACGTTATCGAAAACCTGACCAGGATCTCCAAAGACATTGACAGCACCACGGACGATATTACTCGGCTTGATGAGGAAGCGGTTCGGGCCAGGGTCGCACAGAAAAAGGCATACGCGAGAGCGTTCTTGTCCGTCGAGGGTTCCATGGACATTCGTCGATATACGGCGGAGCTTGCCACGATTGACACCTTGTTAGAGTCAGAGCTTGCCGACCAGAAACATCGCGCTGCAGTCACTGCCATTCGAGCGCTAAGAGACCGGCTTGAGGTTGGGAGATCTCTTGGGCCACTTATTCGGTTAGAGTGGGGCCAATCGTAGCTTTTTGGTAATTCAGAAAAAGGGAAAATGACACACAGTATTCGCCTTGATAGGCGCTTCGCAATCATTGACGAATGGTTGCTTGACCTTCCAGTCTCCGACCGAGCCGTCAGGCTGTACGCGATCCTTGCCAGGTATGCGGACAATGAAACGCACAAGGCCTACCCATCCAGGGCCACCCTTGCGAAACGTCTCAACTGTTCACTCGCATCCGTCGACAGAGCCGCAGCAGAGCTTGTGAACCATCGGGCAATGAGCAAGAGGCTCCGGCTGAACAGCTCTATTGTCTACACGCTCCACACAGTCGCACCCGAAGGGGTCGTCACCAGTGAAGAGGGGGGGTCGTCACCAGTGACAAGGGGGGTCGTCACCAGTGAAGACCTAACTAGAACCACTCAACCAGAACCAAAGAATAAGAATATAAGCGCAACCGATATTGAATCGTTTGATAGATTCTGGGCAGCCTATCCCCGTCGGAAGGATAAGGGCCACGCACGTCAAGCGTTCCTGAAAGCGGTCAGGGTTACAGATCCCGATTTGATTATCAGGGCCGCTGAACAATTCCGGGATGCACCGAACCGTGTGGAAGAGTTCACCCCGTATCCGGCAACATGGTTGAACGGGGAACGGTGGGAAGACGAACACGACACGAAAACCTTTGGCGTGTTTGCTGAGGTTCCAGATGCTAGGGCGTGGGTGAAGGCGGAGCATGACCGTGGCGAACATTGGGAGTGCCGACCAGGAGAGTTCGGATGCAAATGATCTCCGGTCAGACGCCTGACAACGTTGTCTGCTTCACAATCCCCGGTGAACCGAAAAGCAAACAACGACCAAGAGTTACAGCTCGAGGAACATTTACCCCGGCAGAAACAAAGGAAGCCGAACAGAGAGTTCAAGCAGCCTGGACAGAAACCGGTGCCGACCCGTTTGCCTTCCAAGTTATTGTTACGATTGACTTTTTCAACGGGAACAAAAGGCGCAGGGATCTCGACAACATGGCAAAACTTGTCCTCGACGCTTTGAACAAACACGCCTACGCAGACGACTTCCAGGTTGTCGGTTTGAATCTGAGGAAGATCTCCACAACGAAGGAACTTGCCAGAACAGAGATTCGACTGCACGAGGTTATAGAGTGGCCGTGTGAAACTGAAACAATTCGAACAATACCTGGCACGCGATCTCGGTTGCGTTCACTGCGGGGAAACTGAAACCGTGGCACCGCATCACCGGCTCAACCGTGGAATGGGCGGGTCGAAGCTTCGTGACAACCCAGCGAACATTGTTGTGATGTGTTCGAAGATGAACGGGCTGATGGAGTCCGACGAAAAATATGCCAGCATGGGCAGACTGTACGGGTGGAAAATCAGGCCGTGGGAATCATCAACCGACACCCCGGTCTGGCATCAAGCCACCGGAAGCTGGCGTCTACTCCGCGACGACTTCACCTACGACACCCTGGTCGACCACGTCGTACCGTCAGAGCTTCGAGAATACTTTTGAGCAACTAGGCTAGAAACCAACGAAAGGGAAACAATGAGAAACAACGACAACTGGTGGGAAGAGTTCACCCCGGCAGCCAACGAATCAAACCGTGCCTATGTCGACCGGATGGTCCAGGTTGACGGGTATCACTTTGTCATGAAAGAGGTGACGAATATGGAACTGTTGACACTTGCCCAGGCGTATCAGATTGCAGGATTCCGTCACGGTTTCAAGCCAGGCGAATATGCAATTTTAGTTGTCCGGGACCTTATTTTTTGCGCTTACGGAACAGACTTCGAACAGATCAAGGCCCACAGTGCCTAACGTCTCCTGGGCCACCGAGTTGAACATTGACCTTCAGGCATTGGAGTCTGAGCGACCAACCGATTATCTGCAAAAGAAAATGACAGTGCTCCACTACCGGAGAGCGGAATTCTTCGCAAAATACACACGACTTATTGCGGAGAATCAAACCCTCCGGGCAGAAACAATTGTCTGGAATAGTTACGTCTTGGTGACACGCGCCGTCTGCAAACTTGCTGGTGAGGCCATTCCGGTCGGTATAGTAGCGCGAGAACCCAAACCCATGATTGAGGAAGCCGTGCCGAAAAACACTTGCGACCGTTGTGGATTTGTTTGGCACAGATCCCAGCCAAGATTTGTCGACGGCCTCTGCTCATCCTGCACCGCACTTGACGGAAGAGTGTTAGCGCCTAGACGTTCAACCTGTCAACCGTGGCAGGGAACGTTCGCGCCGGATGACATTACCCCGGTTGATAATAATGGCGCACCTGTTTTTCCAGGCATTCGAATCTGTGGAAACCGCGACTGTGTTACCCCGAAACATATCAAGAAAGAGAGAAAATAGAATGGCAAAAGTAATCGTCGACA